CGATAATATAATCGTTTTAAATGAATAGCTTGTTCTTCAAAGTGTTCTGCTTCAAAGGTAAAAATATTAACTAAGCTTTTCATCGCCGCACCTTGAATTTGTGGACATACTTTAAAGACAGCTACTTCTGTTGTACAACCAATACGTCCTACATCGACACCTAGAACATAATAAGTTGTTTTAGTACTTCTTCCACTAGCTTCATTTTCTGGTTGATTTAATACTCTATATTTATCAAATTTTTCTGCAGAGTAGAAAGCATTTTCTACATCTCCGCTCCATTTACTTCTATATTCTCTGTCAAAAGAATCCTCATTAAAAGTCCCTTGTAATTTTAGTTGCCTTACAAAATCAGCATTCAATAGCCCTTCTGCAACTGGAGTTTCATAAGTTCCGCCCATAATCATACAAGCATCTGGTTCAATTAATGATTGAATTAATAATTCAATTAACTTTTTATAAGCAAATGAATTCTTCCCATATTTTTCTATATAATACGCTACTATTATATACGTTCTCTTATGAACTGCTTATAGTTTCCTATAAGATTAGACTATATCTTCTAATACTTATTGTATTTGTTATTCTTTTCCACTATCAATCGCTTATAGTGTACTCCCTTGCGGGATAGTCGTTGAGCACATTATTTTATTATCTCTTTAAATGTTTCCAAGTTCTATTATGAATAATACTATTGATAATATTTTTTGTCGCATTTGGGACTTCTTTTAAAATTTCTTTTGGAGTATAGCCTTTTTTATTTAATTCAATAATTTTTTTAGCTTCTTTCTCTGAAATTTTATTATTAGGATGATTAGTTCCTTTTTGTCCAAAAGTAACATTTAAATTATTATCTCTAGCATGTTTTAGATTTTCTTTACAAGTTACCCATTCTAAATTAGATAAAACATTATTGCTTTTATTCCCATCTTTATGATTAACTTGCATATTCTCCATATTATCTATAGGTTTAAAAGCAATCATTAATAATCTGTGTATTCCAAAATGGGAATACCCATTTCTATCATTTTTAAGAGAAATAGTAGAATATCCATCTTTATCCAATGAAATTTTCATATACTTCTTAGTATATTTACTCCAAACTCTACCATCTTTTTCAATAGCATATAGATTTGGCTTTATTTTTGAATATTTTATATCTTTCATTGTTGGTATCCTTTCTATATTTAATAAAATACTTCGCTGCTGATTGGCATATTATTTATAGTTAAATAACTTAGCGTTCCAGCAATTAGAATAATTTATCCTGAGCCAAAGAATTCTTAACCCAGCTGTAGTAATATAAATTTGACTTTTATTAACCATTTCTTCTGGTGCAGAACCTCCGCCTGGTAATCGTCTATCAACATTGGTTGTAGGAATGATTATTTCATTAAGAGCTGTTTGATCAATAAGAACACACTCCTCCATTAGTCCCAATTTGTTATCGTAAAGGCTTTTTATCCTTTACTTCTTATAGTTTCCTATAAGTTCAGCATATCTTTTCAATTTGTTAGGTAATTGTTGCGGACTCGTGGGTATATTATTCTTGCGTCAATACCTATGCGTTGCACCTGGCTTACGCCTTCAGTTCTGATTCCCTTGCATAATAAATATGTTTAGGGTTCCAGTTTTTTTCCGCAATTCGGGCAGATTAACTATGGAGGTGTCTTTTTTCCCAATCTTTAATAAAATTAAGATAAGTTTCTTTATTAATTATTCGACTTACTCGTTTTCTATCAATATTTAATTCTTTTGCAATTTCAGTTTGAGTCTTTTTTCCTTTGTTATCTAAAATATAATCAACAAGAGCTTGTGTGATTTGTACTTTAGACATCTTTTTAGCTGTTCTATCAATAGGGAGTTGATTTAAATATTTTTTCTTTTTTTCTTGATCCATTTGGATATATGCTTGATATTCTTTTTTGTAAGTTCGTCCACTTACAATATTTTGAACTAAATCTTTTGTTACTCCACAAGCTCTTCCACAAGTTGCTTGTGAAATATTGTTAAATTCAATTTCAGCTAAAATACAAAAAACTTGAAATTCATTTAATTTTTTTGTATAATTGTTTTTATAATTTTCTTTTAAATAATCTTTCGTAATTCCTACTTGTTGAATTAATGTTTGAAGTTTTTCTTCTGAATATTGGATATGACTTAAAACATCTTTTTTCATAATCGCTGTTAAAGTAGTTCTATCACATTTAAAATAATTTGCTAATTTATGTTTAATTCCATCATATCGTTGTCCAATCTGATAAATTAAAACCTGCTCTTCAAAATCAAATAAAAGAGCATGACCTTCTCCTCCTAAGGTCTCATTATATCCATTATAATAACTATTAAATTTTTTAATTTCAGAGATTTCTTTGTCAGCGAGTTCTTTTTCAGAAATATCTAAAAAAGTTTCATAAGTAACTTTAAAAACTTTTTCTCCATATTTGTTAAAAGCTCTTTGCAATTTATGAGAATGATGTTGACCTTTTTTTAAATCTGAAAAATGACGAGAAATTCGTCTATCAATATTATTAGTTTTTCCTATATAAGTTTTATTGTTAATTAAATTAGTAATATGGTATAAATATCCAATCATCTGTTTATCTTCTCCTTCTTTATATTTTCCTAACATACAAATATAAAAAAGATAATAAGAAGATTATTCGAAAATGACCAAAGAAGTAATAATAATTCTTCTACCCGTTCTTCTTTGTCCTCTCGAACTTTCTCGTGCCGCCAAAATATCTATTACAGAACCATTCTTAAATAAATATTTTACATTATCTTTAGAATGTTTAGTTTTACCTCTTTCCCAGTTTATCTCATTTTGTAAAGCTGGAATTAGTTTACATATTTCTTCAATTTTAGCAACAGTAATAGAAGCCGCCTGTTCTTTTCCTCCTGTTGTTACAAAAAGGTGAGATCCTGGATATAAGATGCAACGAATAATTAAAACCGTCATTGACAAAAAGCTCTTTGAATAAGCTCTAGGAAAAGTTGCATAAACATATCGATGTCGCATTACAACTCTTAAGAAAATTCTTTGATAAAAGAAAAATTCAAAAGAGCAATTTTCTCCTTTTATTTCATCAATAAATAAATCAGGATATTCTCTATATTGAGCAATTAGACTTCTTAAATGCGGTAGTTGAGCTTTTAGGCGTTCTTCAGATAAGCCCTGTTTTTTAACTCCACTAGTTAAGGTTAATATATTATCTAAACTCATAATCTATTACTTGCCGCCTCCCCTTGTTGATCATTATCTGCTTTTCTTTGTTTTTCTTCATCCGCCAAAAATGCTATATGATCTTCATCAGAAATAATTGCTTCTTCTTGTTCTTCTTCAAGAGTCATAGATCTTCTTTTGGCTTCATCTCTTGCCTCTTGATCTAAAATCTCTCTTTTTTTCAAATAGTCTTCAATTTGACGAGCAAGAGCAGTATCTTCATAGACTAAATCTTTTGTATATCTTTTTAAATCCTTTATAATAATATCAACTTTATCTTTCGGTTCTTCAATTTCATAACGTGGGATTTGCCCTCCATGGGTTTCACAATAGGCAACTAAATTCCCCACACAGTCAACCGCATCCTCTTTTTCTTCTTTCTTTTGTGCGGCAGTAAATTTTGAAGATTTTCTTAGAGAATCATATACTCTAGATAACTTTTGATATGTGTCTATATCTCCTGAATCAATAGCTTGATTCATCTTTAAATAAGTTTTACTTAAAATTTTTAAAGTATTAATTGAGTCTGGATCTTGAATATCAAATCCTTGTTCCATCTCTCTATAGTGCTGTTCTAAGAAGACCCACTCATGAGGCTGATATAAACGCCCCCATTTTGTTGCTAACATAATTTTATCTTCTTGAGTTAATTCATCTTGATAATTAAATAATTCCTCTTCTGACATAAAATTATCTTCATTAAAAGCATTCTTTGCTCCAACAGTATCTCCAATTTCCGCTTGTAAATCTTCTTCATGTTGTGTTTCTGTGCTAATATAAGTCTTATATTGAGCTTCTGAAATCTCGCCTTTTGCTAGCTGCTCTTTTAATTCTTTCTCAAATTGCTTTTGAGCTTCTTTGCGGGTTTCAGCTGTTTCTTTTAATTGTTCTAATATTTTTTCTGAATCCGCCCATGTAAACTGCTTAAATTGAGTTAAATGCATCTTAGATAGATATTTACCCATCACCGCAGTACCAGACATTTTGCCTTTTTTTTCTTTATACGCCTTATCCCTTAAAACATTCCATTCTTGAGGAATATAGGGGACATCTATTTCTTTTAAAATCCAAGTAAAAGTATCAGGATCCCAACAGTCTACATGCATAGTTAAGCACTTTTTACACATATCTGTTTTTTCGCCATTCTTTTTGGTGTAGAATTCTTTTTCTAACATTAAACGACCGCATTTAATGCAAGTTCGTTTTTGTTGTTCTTCCGCCATTTATTTTTCCCCCTTTTTTAATATTTAAAATAATTATAAAAGAATGATTTAAAATAGCCCATTACTTTTTCTTATTGCGGCAACATTTACAAATAGAATACCAACCATCTTTACTGCTTTTGTTTTTAGTAAAAAATTTGCTATGAGCTAGTTTAATTTCACCGCATCTAGAACATCTTTTCCATTTCCCCTTTTCAACATTTGTATAATACCAAATTAGATAATCTTCTTGAGCTTTATCCGCTAACAATTTAGGAATTTTATTTCGCCACAATGAAGAAAGATATTCAATAGAATGAGTTATACCATGCTTCTCTTTTAGCTGTTGTTGTATTTCCGCATTTGATGCCCCCTCTATCTTTAAAACAGTTAAATCATAATAAAGCGGGAATTTTTCTTTTAAGGCGGATTCTATTAAATTGTCTAAGTCCTCCATAATGTACCAAGAGTCATTAGAAAAATTGCCCCAAGAGTCTTCTTTCATTGCGGAATAGTTGCGGAGAAGAGCAGATATATGAGCCGGATTCATAAAATTAATGCGGCTATCTGATTGAATATTACCATCTTCCGCAACTGACAGATGTTCATCAAAATTAAATTGAGTAAAACTGCGTTGAGGCTTTTGAAATTGAAGTGTTTTTCTATAAGAATTTTTTAAAATATATTGGTCTTGACACATTTCAATTAATTGCTTTTTTAATAAATATTTTCGTTTACCTCGAGCAGTTTTTTCTAAAGCTTTAATTTTTTCGATTTCCGCCCTTAACTCTTTTAGTCCAGGTACTTCTTCTATATCTTTTGCGGTAATTGAAATTTTAGGGACAAGAAGAACATTTTTCCCCATCTCTGACATAAGGTTATATAAACCGTCTTCTCCATTCTCTAATTTATCTACCATCCCCTGATAAGAAGTTTCTCTTTTGTTAACTGTTACCATATGGTTATTAGTAAGAATTTGTTTTTTCTTTTTTTCTTCTTTTTCTGCGGGAATAACTAAATAATCAGCTAATATTTCAAGATATTTAGGAGTCAGCTGAGATGACGGTGTTTGTTCTAAAATATTATTTACTAATTTGTTTCTCTCTTGTGGAGAGGTGATTGTATAATCTAATTTTAATTCTGACATTTTTTATTTTTATCGCTCCTTTTTTAATTAATTATATCATATTTTTTTTGCAAAATCAAGCGATGGTTTAAAATTTTTATTTAGAACGGGGATTTCAAAATTGAAAAAATTATTTGGAGTGTGGTTTATGTTTTCTGAAATTGAAAAATTTATTTGGAGTGGAAATTCCAAAATTGAAAAAATTATTTGGAGTGAGAGAGGTGGAGCTAAAATAAAAAAATAAAATCAAATTTTTATTTTTCCCAAAAACACACCCCCACCCACAAAATAATATTGTTTTTATAATAAAATATATTTTCAGAATGCTTCCTTTTGATGCTAAGAAAAGTAGACTCAAGCCGTTAAAATCACACCCCCTCTGTAACGAATTTTGATAGGTTCGCTTGCGGACCTTTTTACAAGTCAAATGTTTACTAGTAAACATTTTATTTTGAAATCGTTTTTTTGTAAACAGTTTAATTATCAATTATCCCAAAAGTAAACAGTTTACTAGTAAACAGTTTATTTGTTAACAGTTTACTATTTAATTGTTGATAAGTAAACAGTTTATTTGTTAACAGTTTACAAGTCAAATGTTGATAAGTAAATATTTTATTTATTAAATAATTCATTAGCAAAGGTTTACTTGTTAACTATTGTATTAGCAATAATTTACTTATTAACTGTTGATTAATTAACTATTACATTAACAATAATTTACTTATTAACTGTTAACTAATTAATTATTACATTAACAATAATCTACTTATTAACTGTTAACTAATTAATTATTACATTAACAATAATCTACTTATTAACTGTTAACTAATTAATTATGTATTATTACAATGTTTTAAAGGAGATCTTTTACTAGTCAATTAGTTATTAATAATCTTGTTATTTTTGAAATAATCAACAGTCAACTTTCTACTTAGAACACTGTGTAAAATACATTGTTACTTTTGAACTATTGTACAAATGATCTATTTACTTTGAAACCTTTGTTTTGTTCACTATTTCAAAAGCAACTGCCAGAGAATGGTAATTTAAGAAAAAAATAAAATGGTTACAATGCTGTAATAAATGGTTACAACTTTGTTACAATTCTTGCTTTTTTAAGTTTTTTACTGTATAATATAATTAAAGAATTAAGGAAAGGGATAAGCCTACAGGGCTTATCAAGGTAAAGGATTATGAAAAAAATTACAATTGATGGTTACAAAAATTACACTTCAACTTTAAGAGTTGAAAAAGGTGAACTTGGTTGCCCTTATCTAACAGGTACTCAGAATTGGGATAGCAAATTAAGAGCTGATATTTATGTTGGGTCCAATAGAGAACTTGCCAAAATGTGGCAAATTTTCAGAGTAGCTAGTGATTATAGCTTACCATATGATGAACCATTGTTTTTTTATGATGGTAGTGAATATTGTATTGTTGTTGAGTTTGAAAACAAATTTGGTAGCCGAGTACCTACACCTAAAATTTGCAGAGTGGAAGATCTTTATTGGGTAGATTATATGGATGTAACTTCATATGCAGTAGCGTATAGAGATTTAGCATTGGCAGAAGATACATATAAAAGAAAACTTAAAGAATGGGAAAAGGGGGTGCATAATGTATGATTACACGATTTCAAGAGATTAATAATGTTACTGAATATGGCAAGTCTTGCCAATATTTAGTAGCAAGGTATACCGATAAAGATGGTCAATTTTGGTATTGGGGCGGTTTTAATGATCTTGATAAAGCAGTTGCCTGTGCTAAAGGGATTGACGGAATTGTAAGAAAAAATTTACTATACAGGGGTTAGTCCCTTGTATAGTAAACATAGGAGGTTACTTATGAACAAGATAGAATATACAAAAGAAAAACTACAAGATATTGTAATTCATGAATTAGGAATGGAAGATCCATTTACATTATGGTTCTGCTCTATATGTGATCAGTCAAATAATATGGATGTAATTACAAGTTGTTTTAATACTTGTCTATTACATATTATAGGAGATATGTAAAAGAAATAAGGGGATAGCCCTTAACATTAAAGAAATTAAGAAAGGGGGTGAATTAATATGGACAAAAAAATATTTATTCTATGGGAAATTGTAGGATATATTACACTGCTTTTACGCGTAATAGGTCAAATTACTGTAGGCTATATGTATATATTTGCTCAAATATTATACTTATTGGCTAATGTACTTGGAGTAATTAGAGATTTAGCCTTAAAGCTCCCAAAAGCTAAACTAATAAAAGATATTGTTTTTACGGGTATTACAATAGTTTTGTTAATAATCTATTGATATATATAAACCACAGATTTTTTCTGTGGTTATTTTTATTGCATTTTATAAAAAAAATTGTTATAATTTATTATAAAAATAAAGAAAGGAGGCTAGAATAAGTATGACTGAAAAATTCACTTTACAAGAAATTAGTGTATTAGATCAATTACTTTCTACTATTGATTTAAAGGCTTTATTAAATAGTGCGGAAATTGGCTTTAAAGTGAAGATAAGTTCAGAAAATTCTAGCCGAAATTTACCAGTTTTTGCTAAAAATCCCCACCCCCCAAATGGCAATAATTGGTAAATTTATTTATTGTAAACGGACATTTTAACCCCGAAAAATTGTAAACTATTTACTAGTCAACTATTTTCTTATCAAAATTTTACAAATAAAATAAATAATTTAATTCCCAAAAGTCAACACCTCAATTATTTACAGCGCAACCTTTTACTTTTAAAAATGTTCAAAAAAAAGTATTTAATTGTATAATGTTAATAAATAAATAATTCAAAAGAAAAAGATTTAAAAGTGAACGGTTCGGTAACATTCAAGCCGAACCGATTTGCAGAAGTCAAGTATTTTTTGCAAAATTTTTTTTCGTCATTTTGCACAAACATTTTTTGGTAAATTTTCCTAATTTTGTGCAAAATGACGAAGTTTACTTGTAAACAGTTGACAATGAAACAATTAACAAGTTAACTGTTCACTTTTGATCAGTTGCAAAGGAAACAATGCTGATCTAGAAGGTTTACTTTTAAACTATCTACTGTTGAAATGGTCAAAAGTAAAAAGCTGACAAAGTAATAATTTACTAGTCAAAAGTTCGAAACACAACAAAGTTGTCCGTTGTTACCAATTTTTGGTAATTCTTCCAAATTTTGACAGAGTTTTTTTGTTGCCAAAAATTGGCATTTTTTCCTGAAATGATTTACAAATAAACTATTCAAAGATCAATCATTTACAAATCAACTTTCTTTTTCTCAACAGTTGATTTAGAATTTGTTAACAAATCAATAATTGATAAATCAAAAGTTCGAAACACAACGAAGCCATCCAATTTTACCAATTTTTGGTAGTCTTGCCAATTTTTACCTTTCGGCGTTCTGCACAAAAATGAGTTAGTTTTTTCCTAAAAACTGTACAAAATGACGAAATTATTTTTTGGTAATCTGCACAAAATTATTTAAAAAATAACTAATCTGTTGTGTAAAATGCACAAAATTATTTTTTTAGTTAAAATGCACAAAAGATCTAAAGAAAAGGCGAATCTTCTTGTGCAGGTCTACAAAATTTTAATTTTTACTGTACAAATTGCACAAAAATTTTTATTTAACTTTGTGCAAAATCCCACTAGTATTTTGCTTTTTTGAATGGTATAATCTAATTACAGAAATGAAGAAAGGAGCAAAAAAAATGAGTGTGTGTTTGATTGCCACTGTTTTAGGCGGATTTTGTATTTACCAGTTTTGGAAAAATCTTTTTTAAGAAAATTTCAAAAAAGGCTTGACAAACCTTTAAAAATGTGATAATATATAATTGTCAGGAGGGATATGATGACTGATAAAGAAAAAGCTATCCGTAATTATATGGATAAATTAGGACTAACTCAGGATGAAGCTCTTCAACTATGGGAAGATGACCATAGTAATGAGGATTTGCCTGAAGTTAAGGTTTTAACAGAGAAAGCCAAGCATATAAAAAGGTATGAACAATCTTCAAAGCCTAGAAAGAAAGCAGAAAAAGAAAGGAAGGTTGATATTCAAAAAAAGGAAATTTTAGAAGAATGTGGTAAAGCACTAGAAAATATGGGTGCTAATATCACAAACCGACAAACAGAAACAAAGATTATGTTTGAGTTTAGCGGTGAAAGTTATACTTTACAATTAACTAAACATAGAAAGAAAAAGGGGGAATGATAAAAAAATTAAAATTTTTTCAAAAAAACTATTGACAAACCCATAGAAATATGGTAATATATAAGTGTTCCAAAAGGAACAAACAAATTTTATTTATGAGGTGTTATGTATGACAACAACAAAAATTACAAAATCAATGAAGTACAATTCAATTATTGAAATTTTAGAGAGTCTAGAAAATGGTGTAGATATTACACCAAAATATGAATACGGAATGTTGATTGACTTCTTGTATAAGGAAGAACAGGCAACACATAAGTCCAAAAAGGTTTCTGCCAAAGAACAGGCAAAGAAGGCTGAGGATGAAAAGGTAAAAGATTTAATTGTAAATCTTTTACAGGAAAAAGGTTGCGAAATGAGAGCAACAGAGGTTTGGTCTGAATTAGGACTAAATCGACCTAGCTCAGTACAGAAAACCACATATTTATTAACTCAGTTAGTAAAAGATGGCAGACTTGAAAAGTTTGCGTCAAAAAGAGTAGTTTTCTACAAGTCACTTTAATATTAACAGGTGGGGAAGAAATTCCCCACCGCAACTAAAATTTTTATTTATGAGGTGTTTTATTTATGAACGATTTAAAAGTAAACAAAATGTTGGTATTTGATATGGATGGTACTATAGCTAACTTTTACCAAGTACCAAATTGGCTAGAAGATTTAAAGAATTGTAATCCCCGCCCATATGAAGTAGCAGAACCATTATATGACATGATACTATTGAAAAATATTCTTTTGACTTTTAAACTATTAGGTTGGAAAATTGCCATAACTAGTTGGCTTTCAAAAGATAGCACTAAAGAATTTGATAAAATGGTAAGAACTGCCAAAAAAGAATGGCTGAAAAACCAAGATTTTCCATATGATGAAATTCATTTAGTAAAATATGGTACAAACAAAAGTAATTGTACTAGAAATAAGGCAAATTACCAAATTTTGGTAGATGATAATGCAGATGTTCGTGCTAAATGGTCTTTAGGTGATACCATCAACGCACAGGAAAATATTATTGATGAATTACAAGATTTACTTTTAAAAGAGTTAGAAGAAAACAATATGGAAGTATTATTTTCACAAATCAACAGTTAAAATGTAAACAATAAAATAATCAAAGATAGAACATTTAACGATTGCAAGGTTAAATGTTCTTTTTTAAATTATTCAAAAGTAAATGATTAACTAGTAAAATATTGCAAAGTAAAAAGATCAAAAGTAAATGATTAACTAGTAAAAGGTTCACTTTTAAATAATTTAAATATAAAATGTTTACTAATAAACCAATCAAAAGTAAAAGGTTTAAAAGTGAACGGTTCGGTAACTATCGCACCGAACCGATTTGCAGAAGTCAAGGGAAATCTGGAATATTTTTTTCGTCATTTTGCACAAACATTTTTTGGTAAATTTTCCTAAAAAGATTGACTTGTAAACAGTTGCTTTTGAAACAATTCACTGATCAACTTTTGACTTGTAAACAATTACCCTTCTAATTGTTGATTAATCGACAGTTTAAAAATCAAAAGTTCGAAACACAACAAAGTTGCCGCTGTTACCAAAATTTGGTAATTCTTCCAAAAAAATTTTTCAGCATTTTGCACAAAGATTAACAATAATCTATTCCTAAAATTGTGTAAAATGACAAAATTTAAAATCAGTTTTTTGTACAAAAAATCTTATTTTTTTTAGAATTTTTTGTACAATTTTAACAAAAGTGTCTATCT